CTGCATCCTCGGGTAACGTGTCCGATATAACAAATACCTTTTCGTTATACCGGAGAATCAACTTCGCAAGTTCGCCTAAGACCTGTGAATACGCATAGTTCCTCGTTCCGAGAGCCGACATGGCCCTCTTTGAGAACAGGTTCCATAACGTATACAACCAGGCACGAAGGCAGCTCTTGCTAGTTGATCTGGGGCCCTGTATATAAACAGGGCGGACGTCGCAGCCGCTGAAATAATCAGCACCGCATGACTCCCTAAACGGATCGTCAATGTCGGTGTGGCTTTTGGCCACGTTTATCTTAAAGCCGAGGCTCGCAGATACCGAAAGATACCGTTCAAGCGCATTCACATTGAGGATCACGTCATCTCCAAAGACTGAGACCGACTTGTAATGTTTCCATTCCGGAAACAAAGTGCGGTCGTCGTCCATAGAGCACGCAACCCCTAATGCAAAAAACACTAGGGTTTGAATGACAAAGGTAGTGGCATTTCCCATAGTAGCATACATGCGAACTGGGAGGATGTCCTTACCGATCTTCACGTTTGTTGTGCGTGAGAGATCCAATAGTAACCACCACTTAGGAGGTACCAACCAATTAACTAACTTGGCCAATACTAAATCCGATGCAGTAGTTTTGTCTATTGTGAGGATGTACCGAACGAGGGAAGCGTGAAACGCTAGAACTCTGTGTATATCCTGCTGATTTGCCACGTCAATGCCGAAACGACGCAACCGTGTGGCAATTTCCGCACCAATTCCCTGCTGGAAAAACATAGCAAGGGTTGGCTCGGATGCCACAGTTCTATCGGTTTTGTCATTTTTGGCGACTGTAGAGAGCTTCGAGAAATCCACAATGCGAAAATACCTCTCCTGGTCACAAGGATCTGTGATTCCAGGATACCGCTCCTCAAGGAGGTCACGGAGTAAAGTATCTCGTTGTAGGTACCAGTTGAAAAGCGTTAAGCTCCCGCGGGTAGCCGTGATTGGGGAAGTTCCCCACTTGTTGCTG